GGGCCGTAACACATCACATATACCCGCAGTTTGACGTCAGCGAAGGCATAGAAAATACGTGGCGGGTTTTGTCCGACGACTTCCCCGCAGGGATCACAGCGACAACGTGCGAGAGAAAGCAGATGAAACAGTTTACCAAAGGAACTCAGTCAGCCGATGACCCTTTCAATTTTGTGCTGTCCGATGAAAGCATCGACCGTATGGGCGACGTTATCTACGCAGACGGCTGGGATTTAAAAGACTTTCAAAAAAACCCGGTAGCGCTTTTCGGGCATGACCACTCGAAGCCAATAGGCGTTTGGGAAAATGTAAGAGTCGAAGGCAAAAAACTACTGGGCAGACTAAAACTAGCAGCTCAGGGCACTAGCGCTGAAATTGACACGATTCGCAGCCTAGTGGAGCAGAGAATTCTTAAAGCCGTTTCCGTGGGTTTTTCGCCGCTAGAGTATTCGCAGCGGGACGACGGCGGTTATAATTTTATAAAACAAGCTTTGCACGAAACTAGTTTGGTTTCAGTTCCGGCAAACGCGAACGCACTAGCCATTGCCAAGTCTTACGGCGCTAGCGCCGAGTTCATGAACAAACTAATCAAGTCTAATGGTCATATCACTGCGCCAAGACTTGAAAGTGAAATGCTCAAGAAAACTATCGATAACATTGACCGTTTTTTAGAGCGCTACTAGACCGGCTTTTGCTGGCTGCCTAACTTTTAATTTTTGGATGACACAACATGAATATTGCAGAACGTATTAAAGAAAAAAAAGCCAAACTAGTAGCGATCAAAGACGATATGACTGCTATTAACAAAAAACTCGAAGCCGATTCTAGCTATGAGCTAACCGACGACGAGAGCGCCCGTATTGAGTTACTTAATGGGGAAGTCGAAGCGCTAGAAAAAGCGATTCAGAATTTAGCATTAGTAGAAAAAAGCATTGCAGCTAGCGCGCAGCCGATAACAGGCTCGCAAGTTTATCGAGGTATAGCCGCAGGGCCGCACGCAGTAAAAGAATTACCAGGCGCGCTGATTGCTAAAGCCGCGACAGTGCAGCTAATCTCACATTTAGAGAAAAAGCACCCCGATCAAGTTATTGCGGAGCGTTATCAAGACGACGACCGCATAGCGCCAGTGCACAAGTTTTTGGTGAACAAAACTGCAGCAGCGCCAGCGAATACGACCGAGGTAGGCTGGGCGAACGAGCTAGTGAACGACGACACGGGCGCTTTCTTGGCTTCCTTGGTCCCTGTATCTGCGTATGCAGCACTACGAGCCGCAGGCATCCCGCTAGACTTTGGCGGCGCTAACTCCATCACTATTCCGCGACGTGGTGCCATGGGCACAATGGCAGGCGCGTTCGTTGGCGAAGGCGGCGCGATCCCAGTTTCGCAGATGGCGCTGGCGTCTACGCGCATGAATCGTTTTAAAATGGCTGTAATCAGCACTTTTACGAACGAATTGCTAGAGCGTTCTACGCCGTCTATCGAAGCGCTAGTACGGCAGGCGATTGTAGACGACACTTCTACAAGTTTAGATAACGCGCTGCTAGATACCCTAGCTTCAGTGACAGGCGTGCGCCCGGCATCTATAACTAACGGCGTTACTGGCGTAGCTTCGGCTGGGACGACTGCAGCAGATGTTATTACTGACCTAAAAGTACTGATGACTACGCTGGCCACAGCCAATGCAGGCGTCAGACCGGTATTGTTGATTAACCCAGCGCGGTTAATTAGCTTATCTATGCTGACTAATGCGACTGGCACGTTTATTTTTAGAGACGAAATAGCAGCGGGCAGATTGATGGGCGCGCAGTTAATTTCCTCAACTAACGTGCCTTCGGCGCAGGTTATTATTGTAGATGCGGCATCTTTTGCGGCTGCTAATGATACGCCTATGTTCAATGTTAGTGACCAAGCAGTTTTAACCATGGCTAACGCCGACGGCACAGCGCCAACGCAAGCAGGCGACGCCACAGATGGCACGGGCGGCGATCTGGGAACAGCGGGCCAAGTGCCTCCCGGCGGTGGTATGGCTATCACGGGCGCAGGTACTAGCGCGCTTTCTGGTACGTCTACGACTAACGTGCAGGCGGTTAGCATGTATCAGACGTATTCAACAGCCGTGCGGATGATACTGCCGACGTCATGGGCTATGAATCGCCCCGGTTTAGTTAACCGGATCACTGGCGTAGCTTGGTAAGCGCTTAGTAGCTAGATGTTAAAAGGGGGGCACTTGCCCCCTTTTTCTAATTATAGACGGAGCGCAATATATGGCTAGGAATGTTTGGGTATGGGACGGCTTAAAATATACAGAGCTTAGAGAAGCCGATGCGGAAATACTCGTGAAAGAGGACAAAGCCCAGCATTTAAGTTATAAAATGGTTTCGTCGCTAGAGCTTAAATTAAGACGCAATTTTACGGGTTATTGGACCCGAGAAATGCGAGCGGAAGCAGGCTTACTCAATGAGCCAGTCGAGCTAGCCAGTAAACCTAAAACGGCAGCTAAAAAATCGAAACACAAAACTAAAACTAATTAAGAGCTAAAAAAATGCAATTCCCGGCGCTAAATCGATCAGTTAAAGCCGTAAGGAAAGCATTAGGCTTTCCCATAGCTAGCAGTGGCGTCCCTGTAGATTGGCCGTTTAATTGGTGGCAGCAGGGTAACAACGCGGGCAGCAGCGGAAAGAATATCACTACACAGGCTTGCATATCCGCATACGCCGAAACGATGGCTATTCTATGGCCTGCGCACTATCGATATTCCCCCGACAATGAAAAAACAAGGGTTAGAAATTCTGCAGTAGCTAAAACGCTAAGGCATCCAAACCCTTATCAAACCCGTTCTGATTTTATGCTAAATTTAGTCTCCCAGCTTTTTACGGACGGTAACGCCTACGCTATAGGCTATCGAAACGAGCGAGAGCAGATCACAGAAATGCACTTGCTGCAGCCGGGAACGACAACACCTTACATCGATCCCGAAACCAAGGCGGTTTTTTACGCTATAGGCTCTAATCCTTTTGTTTCAGTTGATTATCTTGTCCCTGCTAGGGACATACTACACGTAAAACTATACACGCCTAGGCATCCGTTAATAGGAGTTAGCCCGATAGTTAATACTGTTATGGCTATGGCCGCAAACAACGCTATAACGGCGCACCAATCCACTTTTTTTAATAATATGAGAAGGCCGTCAGGCGTGCTAAGTTCTGATATGGAGCTAACTGCGGTTCAGATGACGCAGCTTCGCACAGCGTGGGACGCGCAAAGCAAAGACTTAAATTCCGGCGGCGTGCCAATTTTGGGTTACGGGATGAAGTGGCAGCCAATGAGCGTTAATTCGCAGGACGCCCAGCTAGCGCAAGCGTTTAATATGTCAGTCGAGGACATAGCAAGGGCGTTTCGCGTGCCATTACCTCTAGTCGGCGACTTACGCTACGGCACTTACAACAATGTCGAACACTTGATTAGCACTTGGCTATCTATGGGTTTGGGTTTTGTACTGGAACATATAGAACTAGCACTAGATAAGTTTTTCGATTTGGCTGATAACGATAACATCGAGTTCGACCCGGACACACTTTTACGCACAGACTTTAAGGGCCGAATTGAAGGGATAACTAAAGGAATTCAAGGCGGACTTTACACTATAAACGAGGGACGAAGCCGCGAAGGGCTGCCCAAAGTAGCGAACGGCGATACACCTATGCTCCAACAGCAGATGGTCCCCCTAGGCTGGACAGAAGAACAGGCTAGAATTGCTGCGGCAGCAGAGCCCACTGTTGTTGATCCTGTCATTGACGAAGACGAAGACGAAGCCACTAGAGCCGCCACTAATTTTTTGAGAAAAACACTTAATGGATAAGCCGACGAAAGCAATTTTAGGCGCAGTTTCGGACGTACTAAAAGACGAGCGCGGTCAGACCGAGCAGAAATTTACTGAGCTTAGAAAAAACTTAGGCGCTAGCGAAGCCGAGTTAAAAGGTTTGCTGGCAGGTATTACAGATGCGCTAGAAGAATTTACGTCTAAAGCGGCGAGCAGCGACGACGTACAAAAGTTAGAGACTAAGCTAAGAGATTACGTAGGCGATTGCCTAGCGCGACTTGCTAGCGATGAAAGTTTAACCCTAGCGATTAGCGATTTCAAAACAGGTCTTAGCGAACTAGAACAAAGCTCTAAAGGGTTGGTGCTAGAAAGCGAACGCACGACAGCGGCAGTAGAAGAACGCCTTTTAAGCGCCGTAGATAAGTTTAATAATTCAGCGACTAAGTTCAATAGTGATTTAGAAATTATTAATAAGCGGCTAGACGAAATGCCGACGCCTGAACCTGGTAAGGACGGTTTAGATAGGGTTTCAATTCTGCCTAGGCACATAGCAGAAAATACGCGGCTAGAGAAAAACGAGATAGTAATTCACAATGGCGGTCTTTTTCAATCTACGAAGAAGACGCTAGGTAATCCAACAGTAGATCCAATGGCTTACCAGTGTTTGGTAACTGGCGTCACAGAGATAAGATCATTACACAAACCAAAAGAGCGCACTATAGAGCTATGGGCGCGTCTAAGCGATGGGTCCGAAATACTAGCAGGCACCATCGATGCGCTGCCGAAGTACAACGCGCAGGGCGCTGAATCAAAATCACTAGACGGCGACTTTTACATCGACGCGGGAGAGTTTCATTATTTGGAACTGGGCGTTTGGAAGTCGTTAAGTATAGTCGGTGGTAAAGGCGACGAAGGCAAGCGCGGCAGGAAAGGCATGCCAGGAGCTGCAGCCGTAGGCATAGACGACATACAGGCCGAAGGGCAAGCGCTTACTGTCTACTTGACCGACGGCACAGTAAAAGAATTTATTATAGACGTCATAGCGCCAGCGCCAGAAGAAATTTCGCAGCCGATAAAGCGATACGCGGGAACATACAATTTTAAAAATAGCTACGAAGCAGGCGACTTAGTAACCTATGCTAACGGCATTTCGCTAGCTATTAGAAGTGGCACAGCGCCCATAGACGATAAAGATTATTGGGTAAAAATAACGGCCCCTGCGGGCGGTCCGTCAATCGATAGCGGCGGCGGCGGCGGTGAGTTTAACAATAACTACGTTATAACGCCCGACGGCGAATTAGATTTAGCGCTGGCTAGTAATTTCGGTTTTGTGACCGGATCAGCTAACAATACTATTAGTTATTCTAACGTGCCAGCGGCGTCTACAGCTTCGCACTTGACTGTCTTAGTGACTGGCGCACGAGCTAACGATCTAAACCTACCTCCTAATACTAAATGGTTAGAAAATACAGCGCCTGCTTTTGGTTTTGAAACGCTAGTCAGCATTATGCTAATTAACGCAGCCGATTTAAGAGGAATAGCTTCTGCAGTTATAGTCAATTTTTTTGATCCTTCGCTTTTGCCGAGCGCCATAGCAATAAATAACAACGTCGCTTTGATGGGGTATGAGTGGACGGCGACGGGCTACGGGACTAAATTCGCCGATCCTGCAGCGGGATCGTTTGGAAATGACGTAATTTACAATGGCGCGGGAGACATAGTTTTTTCGACGGGTTTTCCCTTTATTTCGGCCTACGAATGGACGGCTATAGGCTTCGGCCCTAAGTTCGCAGACCCTACCGCACTTGGGGGGCTAGCAGAAGGCATAGATATTTCGCCTACGCAGGATGCGGTAATTGCAGCGCTAAATGGTACACCATATATAGTGGGCTACCCTTGGAGCGCAGCGGGATTCGGTGCTAAGTTTGCCGATCCGTCCACCCTACCTACAGGTATTGGCAACGGAATAGCTTTTTCACCTGCAGGAACGGAGGTTATTTTGTCTACCAGCACCGCGCCTAGGCAAGCGGCTTATGAATGGAGCGCAGCGGGATTCGGTACTAAGTTCGCCGACCCTTCCGCAGCGTTAAACAATCTCAGCCGAGGCGTAGCTTTTACCAGTATCGGGCCTGCGGTGGCGTTTACGACTTTTACATCACCCTTTATTTTTGCTTTCCCGTGGAGCGCTGCGGGCTACGGCGTTAAGTTTGCTAATCCGGCTTCGCTGCCGGGAGGCGTAGGCATAAAAATAACTTTTAGCGCAGCGGGCGACGTAGCAGCTATGTCCAACGCCAGCGCGTCGCCTGGCATTGTGGCCTATGCGTGGAGCGCCTCAGGCTTTGGTGCTAGGTTTACTAACCCTTCGCAGGCCCCAGCAGGTTCAGGCGCGGGCATCGCGTTTAGCAGATCGGATACAGAACTGTCTGTCGGGCACGGTGGCGCGCCGTTCATATCCACTTACCCGTGGAGCGCAGCGGGCTTCGGTACTCGATATGCGAACCCTGCTACTCCTCTTACTTCGGGAGCATCGGGCATAGCATTTAATTAGTTTAATCAAAAGGAGATAGAAAAATGAAATATAAGTACTTAGAAAATACATACAAGGCCGACGTGTTAGCAACAGCTATGCACTCTCGTGAGGTTGAGTTTTTTCACTACGATTTAGACATTAAAAATTTTGAGCACATGATCGACACTGCGCCTGCAGGATCGGACTTAACAGACTTAAGAAAAAGGCTAGCTGATACTCGCGTTCAGATGGCTATTGTTGAAAGTTCTTACAACGCTTTGGAATCGCAGATAGAAGATGCTAAAACACACGCCGAAGCGGTGACTAGAACGGCGCTGAAAAGAAAAGCGCTAGAAGAAGCGCCCGCTAAATAGTTTTAGCAGTCTATAACTAAATAAAAGAAGTAGGTTAATGAGCCAAGACGAAACACTACTGGCAGGCGAACGTAGGCAGCCGTATAACGAAGACATGAAAAAAGTTAAAACCTTGGTGCAGGGTTTCTACTTTTTCGGTGGCATCATAGGTGCGCTTCTTTTGTTAGTTTACAATCTGGAAAGGGGCCGCATAAACGAAATAGCGGAAGCGACTAGGGTTAATTCTAGGTCTACTTTTGAGCTTAAAAGTAAAGTGTCTGATTTAGTTTCAGAGATAGCCGTAAACCGAACGCAGATACAAGGGCACGCCACGGCAGGCTCGCACGTAGATAGCACTTCGTCGATTAACTTACTAAGCTTGCGCGCCGATTATGTAGAGGTGGCGATGGAGAAAGCCAACGGCGAGAGAGAAGTGCTACTGTCCAAGATCGAAGAAGTTAAAACTTTAGTGCAGGGGCTTATACAAAAAAGCTCTGCCGGAGGCGGCGAATAGTGAAGAAGACGCCCTACGAAAGTTTGACAGATACGCTGGCGCTAATACACAGCGGCAAACTTAGCGCGCACCCTAGCTTTATGCTTACGCCAGTAGACGAGCTGCTAGAGATTTGTAATGGGTGCGGAGCTGCAGATGCTAGAATTGATTTAGTGCCAGACACTATATGGGGGCTTTGCATTAGATCGGCGTGCGAAATACACGATTTCGGTTATAAGGTTGGAAAGACGATAGAAGACAAAGAAATTGAGGATCGCCGTTTTGTCAATAATATGGTGCGGCTAATACGGCTATATTCAGTTTGGTTTTTAAAATCGCTCAGGCTTAAACGCGCTACAGTATATTACTTAACTGTTCGCTATTTAGGCGGCCCGGCTTTTTGGAAAGATAAAATAGATGCGTAAGATTAAATTAGATCAAGGGGCGGCTTAATGGGCGACATAACTGCTAATTTGTCCCGGCATGAGTTCGCTTGTAATTGCGGATGCGGGTTTGATTCGATGGACGTCGAAACGGTGCGAGTAGTGCAGGACGTTTGCGACCATTTTTTATGCGCGGTAGTTATTAACTCAGCCTGCAGGTGCTACGAGTACAACAGGTTGATAGGCAGCAAAGATAGCTCTCAGCATACTAAGGCTAGGGCTTGCGATTGTGATTTTAAAGGCCCAACAGTGCAAACCGTGCACGACTATCTAACGAATAAATACGCCGGGCGTTTTGGTTTTGGCGTATATGAAACTTTTAATCATATAGATACGCGCAGCGGCTCTCCCGCACGATGGGATCAAAGATAATGGCGATACTGATAACAGAATTTAGAGTACTGGCTGGACTTGTGTCTACGGACGCATCTAAAGACACTGAGATAGAAGAAGCGATAGGCATAGGCATTTCCATAATGGAAACGTATTGTAATCGCGGTTTAGCTTATGCGGCGGAGCAGGTCGATAAGTTCGTGCATTTTTCTGGTAACGTAGTGCCTTTATATCGATACCCGGTAGACGAGCTGCTAGAATTTAAAGGGTTAGCGCCCAGCGCACAGGATCACGTAGACAATGGCGCGGGTCTTATTTTTTCAGATGTTAATAATTCAGACCACTCGTTTACTGTTAGATACTCAGGCGGCTACACGTATGCTCTTTTCCCGGCTGCGCTAACGCTAGTGCTTAAATCGATTTTTAGAGGTATCTATGACAGCGTGGAGGGAACAGTAGTCCCAGAAAAGCGAGTGGTTAAATCTGTTAAGCTTGGCGATATGTCATTGGGGTATGACACTGGCGCTAACACAGCTACTTATTCAGATGGGGCGTTTGGCCCTTTTAACGCGACGCAGGTTTTTATACTAAACCGATTTATGAGGCTGCGCGCATGAGCGTAGACGAAGATTTGAGAATAGGCGCTGCAGACGTTATATTTTTAACGGGCGTAGACAGAGAGTTAGTCAAGCCCGACGGAACCGGGGCGCGAACAGTGCGCCTCGCGTCTTTTACGACTGCCGACGAGATCATCGTTAACGCTTACGGCGTTGACGCGATAACAGGCTACTCGCTAGCGGTAGACCCGCTACCAGAGAAGTTCGATCGGTTAACTAAAACGGGCGAACCGGATATGGTTATCCATGACGTCCAGCAGTACGCGCCTAACGGCATTTTAATAGCCCTTAAATATGTGTTAAAGCAATGAGTTCGCTGGCGGTAAGGCAAGCGCTACAGACTGAGCTGGCAAGCTACCTAACTGCAGAGGGCATAAGTTTTATTGAAACGGTTAACGATGTTCCAGTTTCTAAACCGTCTACTACGTGGGCGACTGTAAAATTTAGCGCCTACGGAAATGAGAATTTTTGTTTCACGGCTGGAAAAGGGCGAGAAACTGGCGTAGCGGATATTATGATTTACGTGCGCCCAGGCAGAGGCTATACGGTAGCCGTGGGCATAGCGGATGGTTTGGCTACGCACTTCAATGGTTTCGACAACGGCGCGGGCGTCGTGGTTGTTAACGTGGTCCCAGCTAACGAAGCTACAGCGGGCGACGACGCGGGTGGGTGGTACGGTGTACTTTTAGGATTAGAATACCAATATTATTATTAAGGAGAAAGAATCATGGCTACAGTATCGACGAAAGGTTTAGTTATACGGATGGAAAATAATGCGAACACTCGCACGGCGATAACGATTACAGCCGTTTCAGCGGCAGCGCCCGCAGTAGTGTCGGCAGCTACGCCGCCAGCAGACGGGACTATCATCTACGTCCCTGAAAATATCGGCGTAGCAGAAATAGCGGGAAAGTTTTATGTCTCAGGCAACGCAGGCGCAGGCGATTTTGAACTATTAGAATCAGACACTACTGGAGGCACTTCGGGGCTAGTAACGTCGGCAGGGATGCAGGGCTTAGTCACTAGTAGCATGATGACTACTATTTGCGCGTCGGCTATAACGGTAGATAACAATGTACCAGGCACTATCAGCGTAGCTACTTTTTGCGATCCAAGCGCGTCTATACCTGCTACAGTAACAGAACTGGGCAACGTCACACTGTCAGTTTTTCACGACCTAGCAGATGCGGGTTTCCAACTACTAAAAGCTGCAGGCGAAAGCGCAACGGGAAACACGCGAGCAATGACAGTTACATTTCCCAATGCGGGCGGTGTTTTAATTGCTTCGGGCGTCATAAGCTCTTTCGGTTTAGCCGATGTTCCTTTAGATGGCGCGGCAGCATGGCAGGCGACTTTTGCGCTTTCTACTAGACCAGTGTTAAGAGTGTAATAGCGAGTAGCACGCTAGCTTTAAGGGCTAGCCGAGCTACTTTTTTTAATTTAAATAGGGCAGAGAAATGAAAATTAAAGCAGGCGGTAAAACTTACGACGTAGTTGAGATAACGCTGGGCGAAATGTCGGACGTCATAGATGCAAACAACGCTAACGCAGACGCGGAAGGCAGCGGGAACATCTTACTCCAGATAGCTGCGGTTTCTGTCAGAGAAAAAGGCAAGCCAATAGGCATGGCTAAATTGCGTGCGCTTAGAGCGTCGGCATACAGGCCGCTAATCGAAGCCGTAAAAGATTTGCACTTGCCACAAGTCGAGGGCGATGAAGAAAAAAAGGACTAACGCCGCTACAAACATCGATGCACACGCTAGCTTTAGAACTTGGTATGACAGTGGGCGAACTTAAACAGCGTATGAGCTACGGCGAGTTTATGGACTGGGTAGCATACTATCGAACGCAGAGAACGGAGACAGAAAAACCCACGGCGACGCCGCAGGAACTAGCGGCCCTACTAGGCGTTTAATTTTGGAAAAGTACCCGCTAGTAATACCCAAAACGCGCTCCACTAAAGTTGGCGGCGTAGGCGTTAGCCGCGATACTTTTTCGCTAGACGTCACTAAGCAATCGCTAGCCGATGTTCGTAATTATGCTAAACAGATTTTGCAGGAAGTCACAGAGCAGCAGGTACGGCTAGGTAACGCGCCCGAACGAGTGCTTATAGATAACGACCCACTAAGACGCCTAGACGATTTACTTTTCAGAGGCGAAGTACTTTTCGGGTCCGTAGTGCAAGGTTTACTATTAAACGCGGTCGAGGTAGAGCTAGCCAAAGCAATCACCAGCACTTATTCGCTGTCCGATTCAGGGCAGCTAGCGAACATAAAATCTAATTGGCAGTGGACCCTAGTTAGAGCCGGAATAGCTAGTACGGTAAGCGCCGGGTCTGATATAGGGTTTCTGGGTGCTAAAGACTATCTAGTTTTAAGCGCTAAACTAGACTATGCAGGCGTCGCTAATGCGGCGGTAGCGCACCAAGGCGGCACGGGCTTTTTGGGTTTTACTGCAGCCAAGCTTAGGCGCAGTACCTTTTTTAAGAACAGCTTTTCGATCCGTGCTTTTTTCGCACAGCAGGGAAGCCCTAACTATTTGCCTGGTGAGCTTTGGAATAATACGGCTTTTGCTGGCACGCCTTGCATAGTGATCGGAATCAAAAAGCGAAAATCTAAGCCTAGATTTAGACGGAGTAGATAAAATGGCAACGACAAGTTTAGAAAGAATTTACCGCCTACAGGTAGACGCGAGCAATGCGGTCCGAGGCATAAATAAAACCAATGATGAGCTTAGTAAAGTTAATAAGGGTTTCTCGCAGGTGGGAAAAGCAGCTAAACTTGCTTTCGGTTTTTTAGGCGCTCGCGCTCTAACAGGCGCAGCACGCAGCATTTTAGACACTGCCGACGCTATAGGCAAAGCGTCAGACGCCGTGGGTTTATCTGTAGAAAACTTCCAGTCTTACAGCCAGCAAGCTAGTTTAGCAGGCGTGGCTACGTCACAATTTTCTAGCAATCTAACAGCGTTTGTTAAGCGTGTGGGCGAGGCTCGCACAGGAACAGGGCCGCTAGTTACAGGGCTAAAAAATATCGATGCGGCTTTGACTGCTAACATTCTAGCAGCAGGTTCACAAGATGAAGCCCTAGGGATCGTAGCGGATGCAATACAGCAAGCGGGGACGGCTACCGAGAGAGCTGCGATAGCTAACGCGGCTTTCTCTCGTTCAGGTATCGGCATGGTGAACTTTTTACGCGAAGGCTCTGCTGGCCTAGAAGAATTTAGAAGACAGGCAGACGAGGCAGGCACTATCATGTCTGAAAAGCTCGTTAGAAACGCAGAACAATTTAACGACCAGTTAACGACTCTTAAACTTCGCGCCGTGACTTCCATCGGCATTCCGTTTTTAACAGTGCTAGGAGAAGTACAAGATAAGTTTGAAGGCGTCAGCCTAGAAATGCAGCGAAATTTCGAGAACGCTTTTAATTTCATAGAATTTGAAGTGGCTAAATTTGCTGCGGTAGTTAAGTTCTATTTATCGACTAGTAACATTTTCGGACAGTTTGCGGAAGGCTTTTACCGAATAGGCGGGCAGTTTTCGGCAGAACTGCAGGGAATTTTTGAGTTTATGAAGTCGCAGAACCCAGCAGCGGTTCTTAATAGAGACTTAGACGAAGCTGCCGCTAAGTTTAAAGTGGTAGGCCAATCAATCCGAACATCATATAACGCAGCTACAGACGAAGCTATCATACGAGTTAACGACCTACGAGAAGCAGAAATAAAGTTAAGGGAATTTCAGGCCAGCGCTACTAATGAAGGCGACGTGCAAAGGCAGCAAGAATTAACGGACGCAGCAGAGAAATACGCCGACGCTCTTAAGTCTATTTTAGACCAAGCTTTACCAGAACAGGCTGCAGCCGATAAGCGTTTCGAGTCACTTAACTTTTTAGCCGATGCGTTAGAGCGCGGTGCCATAGAGGTAGACCAATATATAGCCGCAGTTAAGGGATTAACTTTCGTAGAAAACGAAGCTACCGAAGCCAGCGCAACAATGGGGCAAGCGCTTGGCACTTTGGTAGCAGACGGTGTTACTAGGTTTGCTGATAGCATTATCGACTTAGCTACCGGGGGCAAGGATTCTTTTAAGAGGTTTGCTAATTCTATAATCCAAGACATAGCAAGAATGATTATTCAATTTCAGATACTAAGCGCGATACGGTCCACTAATTTAGGCGCTCAGTTACTAGGTAGCGCACAGGGTAATGCGTTTGGCCCTAGCGGCGTGATACCTTTTGCTAACGGCGGCGTAGTGACTAGACCGACTCTTTTTCCTTTTGCTGGCGGCACTGGCTTAATGGGCGAAGCCGGAGCGGAAGCGATACTCCCATTGTCTAGAGGATCGAACGGCAATCTAGGGGTAGAGTCTACTGTCAATGTTAACGTGCAAAATAACAATAATTCGCAAGTCGAAGTGCAGCAACAGGGTAACGACATAACGATAATTTTAGGGCAGGTTGCTAAAGACATTGCCAGCGGCGGGCGTATCAGCAGAGCCATGGAAAGCAGCTTTGGGGTTAGCCGTGCAGCGAGGGCGTACTAATGGCAATAAGCTTAGAACTGCAGGAAGTGTACGCCAGCGCTAAGGGTTTAACCTATGTAGAAACTTTAGAGCTAGTGCATCCAAGATACCCGGACCCGGTTAGATGGTGCAACAGTGAGCGCGATTGGATATTTTTAGACGAAACGGGAGGCGATGAAATCTATTTTAATGCTTACCCTTTCCGAGCTACGCTGCCGCCTCAGAGCAAGTCAGGAAGCCAAGAGCTAGCTTTTACTGTTTGGAATTCTAACACAGGGCTAGAGCGAGCTATTAACGATGTGCAGGAATACCCTAACGAAAATTTTGAAGTAACGTATAGAATATATATGGCGAGAGAGTACGACCCCCCTGCTATCGATCCGCCGATAAGAATGACGCTCACCGACATAGTAGCTACATACGAGACTTTTATTCTTACTTGTACTAAATACGATGTTTTAGGGCGTGCTTTCCCTAACGAAATTTATAAATATGAAGAATTCCCCGGCTTGTTTAGATGAATATAAACGACTACATCGGTAAGCCCTACTTAGTCGGCGCACGCGGCCCGGAATCTTATGATTGTTGGGGTTTGGTTTGTGCCATATACAAAGAAGGGCTGGGCGTAGACTTACCGGATTGGCACCGGGGCCATAAGATGGACGGCCCGCAGTCGATAACTTTTTTTAGAGATAAGGGTTTGAGGGATGGTGTGGCGGTAGAAGTCGATACGCCAGAAGACTTTAGCATAGCGCTACTAGACAGAGGCAAGATAGCCCATCACGCCGGAGTATACTACGGCGGCGGCATAGTGCATTGCAATGACGCTTTGCGCGGATCGAGATTTGATCGAATAAATTATTTTGGCCCAGTGAGGTTTTTTAATTGGCAGCTATAAAACTGTTCAAAAATCCGCTAGTAGAAGAAGCTGAAAAACATCTACATAACGGCGCGTTAATAGACTGGCTGCAGGCCGAAGCGCCGCAGGGTTTTGGATCGCCAGTTACAGTAGTTTTAAACGGCGCACAGCTAAAGGCTGAAAACTTTGACATAGTATTATCTGAAAGCGATAGCGTTTCGGTTTTCGTTTCTCCAGGCACAGGCGTAGAATTGCCTTGGTATGTCTGGACACTTATAAGCGTAGGTGCAAGCGTAGTAGCGTCTAAGATATTCGCGCCAAAACTTCCATCGCCTGAGTATGCCAACGAGCAAGCAGCTAACCCAGTCTACACTTTAAACGGCAGTCAGAACGCAGCGCGATTAGCCGAAGCTATACCCGTAGTTTACGGCGAAGCTTATCACGTCCCCGATTTAATATT